GACGTAGTACAATCACAAAAAAATGATCTTAGAGATGACATAAAAACAGTTAAACAAGATACTAGATTACAAGATAGAATAATTAAAGATGTAGAAACTATGGTAAAAGATATGGATAGGCAACTACATCAAGACTTGAAACTATTAGAAGAAAAATTAGAATCAGATATTAGAAAAGCATTAAGCAACCCACTATCAGGAGTAAAATAAATGGCAACACAAGAAGAACTACAAGAACAACTAAAGAAAGCTAAAAAAGAATTAAGAGAAGCAAGGGAAGAAATCAAAGAAGCTAAGATTAGAGAACAACTCTACCTTGAAAGATTAGATAATTGGGCAGAAAAAAATCAAGCTTTACACAGAGAAATATCTGGAATGACTATGGATGATGTTGCAAGAAAGCAAAGAGCAAAAGCTGAATATAAAGAAAAATATGCTAAAGATATTGAGATAGCAGAAACATTTGACAAACAGGCTCAAGTTAAGCTAAATACTACTGGAATAACAGAAAACCCAATGTAATGAAAATAGAAATAAAAACCATACTACCTTACTTAGTTATAATTGTTTCTTTAGCTATGACATGGGGTATGTGGTCTGAAAGATTAGAAGCAGTAGAAAGAAAAGCAGATACTATAACTGATATGCAGCAGGATATAGCAGTTATCAAAGAAAAGATTATTTGGATAGAAAAATATCTAAATGGTGATTAACCTCCCCTCTATATTCCTTTTGGGATATATGTGCATAGCAGGGGAATGTATTTCCATTAACGAAAAACACAAATCTGTAGAGGATTGCAAATTGAACGGAACTTATCTAAAGTTAATGTTAGATGAGCAAAATATTCGCAAATATTTCTTTGCTTGTATAGACGCAACAGAATATGAGCAAACATAAAAAAATCCTTGTTATTGGTGACACACACTTTCCTTATTCCCATCCTGAGTGCATAGAGTTTCTTGCAAAGCTAAATAAATATTATAAGCCTGATACTGTCGTGCATATTGGTGATGAAGCTGATTATCACTCACAAAATTTTCATGGTGTTGATCCTGATCTACCTAGTGCCTTTGATGAATTAGAAGTCACAAAGTCTTGGATTAAAAGATTAGAAAAGATATTTCCTAAAATGACTTTACTAGAAAGCAATCATGGTAGCTTAGTCTTACGCAGAGCCATAGCCAGTAAGATGTCAAGGCAGTTCATCAAACCCTATAATGATATCTTAGATGTTAATAAGGGGTGGGTATGGAAAGATAAACACTTCATTGATACAGACAAGAATAGGATAATGTTCGCACATCAATTTTCTAAAGATATTGCCAAAGCAGTTAAAGAAACGAGTATGTGCTGCGTTCAAGGGCATTTTCACACAGTATCAGAGGTTAAGTTCGTAGCTACGGATTATTCCCTAAATTGGGGTATTTCTACAGGATGCTTAGTCAATAAAGATAGTTTGAGTATGGCATACATGAAAGTTAATGTGGCAAAACCCATATTAAGTTGTGCATTAATCACAGATGGTATTCCTGCCATTACACCTATGGTCTTGAAGAAGAATGGATCATGGGATAAAAATATCTATATATGAGGATCGTCAAAGTAGGTAATCAAATACGATTAACTATGACAAATGAAGAATTGGCAGAGGTCACGAGCCGCAATAGTTTAGATTTACATATTGGATATCTAAATGTGTTGCAGCAGGATCTCAGTAAGGTAATGACGGAACTATTACCAAAGGTTAAGAAGGTTAGAAAGAAATGAATATAGAAAGATTAAAAAAACAAGTTATCGCTAATGAAGGAATGAGAAAAACCGCCTACAAAGATACACTCAACAACTGGACTATAGGTGTAGGACATTTAATCAAGATACCTGATGAAGAATATTTAATAGAAAAAGAATTAACTGATATAGAAGTAGATCAGATATTTACCACTGATCTTAATCAAGCCATAGATGATGCAAGAAAATTCATTGATGCTGATACAATCCCTGAAGAAGCATTTGAAGTTGTTATTGATATGGCATTTAATTTAGGACTACCTAGATTAATGAAATTTCAAAACTTTCAACAAGCACTTAAAGAGAAAGATTATAAAAGGGCTAGTCGTGAAATGCTTGATAGTGTTTGGGCAAAGCAACTACCCAATAGATCAAAAAGATTAGCTAATCAAATGAGGGAAGTATAGTGATTAATAAATTATTAGGTGGCGGTTTAGTAGATAGTGTTGGAAAGATAGTTGATGAACTTCACACATCAGAAGAAGAAAAAGCACAAGCAAAAATAAAACTTAAAGAATTAGATAACGCATTAAACAAAGCACAAACAGATATAAATTTAGCTGATGCAAAATCTACTGCTACAGGCATTGGTGGTATCATGCAAAGATCATGGCGACCACTTATCGGAATGTCTTGTGCATTAGCAATCTTTTGGGAATTTGTTTTAAAACAATTCATAGTGTTTTTTCTTGCAGTGTTTGAAGTAGAAACTTTAGACTTGCCAAGTCTTGATATGAGTGTTTTGATGCCGCTTGTGATGTCACTTTTGGGCATGGCTACGCTTAGGACTTACGAGAAAACACGAAAGGATAAATAAAATGAAAAAACTTATTTGGAAACCTATAGAAGCACTCCTTGATTGGGCAGATCCGTATTGGACTTGGAATAATTTATGGAAACTAATTGCAATAATTATTGTGGTTTGGTTTGTTCATGGATTAATGCACTAATGATAACAACTACCACATCACTATCAGTTTTAATTAAACCAAGAATAATTGGTAGCAAAGGTAGAACATTTAGAAAATTATCATTTGGTAAGATACCGATTAAGAAACCTAAATTACGAATTGGTAAAATAAAAAAGGCAAGATGATTAACACCTTGCCTTTTAACTTATATACACAAAACTAATGATTAAATCATATATTGGTCTCCTATAATTAATTAAGAAAATTATAATGAAACATAAATCTGAAACAATAATTTATTGTGAATTTTATGATCACTCATCATCTACTAACTCTTGGCAAACTTATGAAGAATTAGATCAGGATCTCAGAGCAGAAAAAAACATCATGAAGGTATGTGGAAAAATTTACAAAGAGGATGCTATCTCATTTAAGTTAATTACCATGTGGGGTGATGATTGTGCAGGATCTGGGCATTTAATCCTCAAGTCTACTATACTGCGTGAAATCAGGTGGGAAGTGCCATTTAAAACCCCTAAAAAACCCATTTTAAAGACCATACAGTAGCCTTTTAATCTAAATAGCTGAAATAGTACTCTAGAATGAGAAGAGGGGTAATCAGTTTCCCAATTACCCCACAGGAGGAACTCTTACTAAAAAATAAGATAATTCCTAGATACACTAAAATCACCTAAAAACAATGCTAACAGGTATATTAATTATTTATAATTTAGTTGTTGACGAATTGTAAAAAAAAGTGGTATAACTAATCATGCTAAAAAATACAGGAGAAACTAAAATGGTAAAACTAATCAAAGAAAAAATGTCTATTGTAAACCTAACTCACAGTGAGGTTGCAATTCTTAACTCAGCTATGGATGATAAAATTGAATCCGCAGAAAAATTTTTAGCTGCTGCAAGAGTTAAGTCTAGTGAGCATACAGTAGTAAACGCAATACTTAACTTAAAATATCTTAGAAGTATTAAAGCTAAAGTTATTAGCCCAGTTCTACAGGAGAAAAAATAATGAATAAATCAATAGTCACAAATAGGATGCAGTCTTTAATGGACTGCATTGATGCTTTGTATAATGAAGAAGGTAATACTTATACAAAGTTAGAAATAGTTGCAGGATCATATTCCGATACTTACAAATCAATAAACGGAATTAGACCAAGAGGTAGCCACATGAATGAATGGACTTATGAAGATTATATCTATCATCATGATAAACTTGCGGATGATCTTGCAGATATGGAGAAATACGAGCAGGAGCAAAAAGAATTAAAGAAGAAAAGAATTTCTAATGCTCTTAAAGATAACTTCTCTAACTCACCATTCTCAAATTTTTTTCATGAGGTAAACAATGCTTAACTTAGCACTAACTACATTCGCACACATAATTATGATTGCAGGTTTCTTGTGGATCATCAGAGAAATAATTAACATATTTGTTAAGGGGGAATAATGACTTGGACAGTTCACTACGGCTATATCAATCCTAGCGATACGATAGATACAACAGTTTTTGTTAAAGAGAATGAACGCAGCTATTTAGCAGTTGCGTTATTCTCAGGTAAATCAAGATCAGTATTTAAAAAAGATGCAGACAAACTTTTTAATAGATTATCTGATCCTAAAGCCATAACAAAAAATTGGGTTAAGGAATTTATTAATCCAAGTTCAAAGGCTCTTGCAGGTTTTATGCAAAGAGTGTTTGAGCAAAACAATCACACAAGAGAAATCAAACAATTCTTAAAAGGAGAAATGAAACATGACTACTAAACTAGAACTAATCTATGGCAAGAAGCCAAAGAGAGATCAGTTCATCACAAAGGCTCTACCTATAGATTTATGTGA